ATTCATCTGTTCAGCTAGGCTAGGACCAGTATCTCCTCTATTGTGCCATAGTGAACTATCAAGTACTCCGTATCGTATTGTGCCGTCATCTCGTTCTGCTTCAAGTATCATATCAGCTAAGTCTGTTGCTGTAACTTTAGAACAATACAATTCTCTGTATATTACTAGTGACTCATCTGGGGCTACAGCTAACCAAACAACTCCTGTATGACTTCCGTATCCATAGTCACACGCTCTAAACTTAGTCCAGTTAGTCGGTATCTTGTACGGATCAACTACGTGTATCTTTCTATTAAACTCAGGAAACGCTGCACCTTCATTTACATCCCAGTTACCCTCAAGTAATTGCTTTCGCTGATGTTCAGGCAGAGAGAGAAGCATTGCTTCGTAGTCTCCGCTTTCAGCTAGGTAGGGATTGTCAAACAAACTAGCAGGAATAAACCTGCGTTTAAATAAAGGCTGTCCTTCTTTCGTGTGGCCTTTAGGAAATCGTATCTCTTCGCCTGTCTCTATGTTAGTAGCCCAGAAAGGTTCTCTTAATGGTGATGGGTCTATAAACATTTTCTTAACCCATTGATGTCCTAAACCGCCAGGGTTTGTAGTAGCTCTCATATACAACCCTAGTTCGGCTGCACTAGCACTACGCAAACGAGACCTCATATAGTCCCAAGCGTAAGGAGAACTCCACTGTGTTAATTCGTCAAAGCCAATCCAGTTAAACGCTTGACCTTGATAACGTGTAACATCCATATCTTTGTCGAGGTAAGACATCCAAAGTCTACCACCTCTAGGGGAGGTCCACTGACTTTTCCTCTCAGACCATTTGATACCTGGTACTGCACGAGGGTATAGTTCTTGGCTTTTTTGTATAAGTTCACGGAGTTCCTCAGTTGTGTGTCTGACTAGTAGCCCACTAAAATTAGGACTGTTTAATCCATGTAATGGATCGGCTAACATTGCATAAGATTTACCGCCACCTGCAGCACCACCATATAAAACTTCTCGTTCTGACGATGATAAAAATTCTGTTTGTGGCCCAGCATTAGGCTGGAAAACTATGTCTTGTGCAACTTCTGTGTCAAACGGTGCAGCCATCGGGACTGCAGGAACGGTAATAGGGTCAAGAACTTTTTTTACTTGAGTAGGCTCCAACTTTGTCTTCTTCAAGTTTTTCGATCTCTTGTAGCGTTTTTTGGAGGCGTTGGGCAAGTCGCTTTTTAATTGTAATTGTTTTCTTACGTTTTCGTTCAATGCTTAATCTTTTCTTTAAACCCATGTGGGAGATACTTCTCCCTGTTTGTTTTGTTAACCACTGTGCCACATCTCTAATACTATATTGTTTTACGTGTTTCTTAGCAAGCTCTAATGCTTCAAGTTCATGAGGTATTGGTTCTAGCAGTCTTTCGTTATCCGGATTAACTTCGTACCCAAAAGGAATTTGCTTTATTGATACTCTAGCTATTGTATGCCAGTTTTTTTCTTGTCCTCTAATTGGTTTTGGTATTTCCCAGTAACCTATCGAGTTTCGTTCCCAGCTTTTTATTCGTTCTTACCTTCTTTAGCTGGTAATATAAATACTCCTCCTCCAGAAGAACTTACATCAACACGATCTACTTTACCGAAGCCCCCTCTATCTAATAGATCTTTAGCAGCTGCCATCTTATCTCGTATGCCTAACTCAGTAGGATCATCTAAGGCACTAGCCATAGCTATAGCAGCTCTAGGGGCAATCTGTGCTAGGTAATCTGTAGTAGCACTTAGAATCTCGTCTTTTAAAGAGTCTCTTACAGATTTAGTTGGGGTATTCTCACTATAGCCAGCTAGTCTTTTTGCTACCGTGTGATTACCCCCTGCTTCATCAAACAAGACTTCTAAAAACTTAGTTTGATTTTCTGTTAGTTGTCTAGCCATTATTCTTTTTCTTTCCTGCCATGTAGTTAGGCACGTTTAGATCTTTCTTTTGCTGCCTTCGTAAGATCTTTAAAGTGAACCACGGTTTTAGAACCTTTAGTATGAGTTTTACCAGAGTGTACGGAACCATCAGGCATTTTATGAGTACCCCCATTATGTTTTCTCCCGTCTTTAAAATAATGTTGTACGCCTTTTGCCATACTATTTTTTCTTTCTTGTTTTCTTTACCATACCGCCTTTATTCATATAACCCATTTTGTTACGTACAGCCGTAGGTAATTTCTTTAGTCCTGCTTGTTTAGGAGAAGGTTTTTTCAGAGCCATATTTTTATCCTTTATTTTTTAGCTTTTCTATTAGGGGGATTAGATGCACCAGCTTTAGCCATACCACCTTTGTTATAGCCCATAGATTTTTTAGCCATGCCGCCACCCATGTAACCCATAGACTTCTTAGCCATGCCACCACCCATCATCTTCATAGGTTTCTTAGCCATACCACCGCCCATGTATCCCATAGCTTTCTTATCTTTTTTCTTCATGCCCATCATTGTATTAAGCCTTTCCTGCTTTTTTGTTTCGTGGAAACGATCTATTTTTAGATGCTGCTTTCACTCTTAGGTTACTTTTTCTATTATCTAGTGCGTTACCATTTTTGTGATCTACGTCTTTACCATCACCTTTTTTAACTAGCCCTGACTTTGCAGCTATACGCCTAGCTTTTTTACGAGCTGCGTTTTTAGCTAACTCTATTGGCGTACTTTGAAGTTGTCGTTCTCTTTTATAGTTACGTGTAGCCATTTTAAGTATCCACCTCTGTATCAGGTTTACCCCAGTAAACACATCTTTTGTCTGCAATTACCAAATCAGGGTATTTTATTTTTAAAAAAGGTATACCAACTTGTTGCATCCCCGTATAACACCCTATTTCAGTTTCAAAGACCGGACCGCCATAAGTAGCACATTCTAAGGTAATCATCGAGCATAAAAGAACTAAAGGGCTGAACATCGTTTATTTCCTTAATGATTTAGCCCCAGAACACTTCCATCGTTTGCGAGACAAGTTATTAGGAGTATTAGGATCATTTTGTTTCTTTTTAGAAAGCCCTTTTTTTATTCCTAGGCTTCTTGCACAGTAACTGTCCCCTTTAGATGTACCTGCACGAACTCTTGGGCCACCGCCTTTAGCTTTTCCTGCTTGCCCGTAGCTAACCTTCTTGCCTGACGAGGTTATCTTAACCTTTGCCTTGCCTTTTCGAGGTGTTGCCATAATTACCTCCGTGGCATCATAAGTATACTATACATCATATCTTCAGGCTGCGTCAAGTTATCTATTACTTTTTTTTGCATACCGTTATTACCACGTAAATCTTTGTTACCAAAGCGTTCTGCAGTATTATCGGATTTTTCGTAGTGTCCACTGCCTACACAACGAAAGTCTTTTTGGTTTTTAGTTGAATAATACATATTAATTTCCTGACAAAGGGTTTAATAGAGCTTTTTTAATTTTATCATCTAAATTTAGCTCTAAGGTTTCTATTTTTGCGTCTAATCTGTCTATTTTAGCATCCATACGCACTTCAAAGGCGTTTATAACACCCCTTACGTCCTTTATGTTTTGCCGATTACGCAGTTCTTGCTCTGACATGTCTTTTTCAACTTGAGATAGCGTGTTTTTTACGTCTGAACTCTGTGAATCTATAGATGTTTCAACATCATCTATGTCTACGCCAATGCGATCCTCTAATTGGTCCATTGATGCTTTAACGGAATCTAGTTTATCGTCTACTGTAAGATCAATATTATCTATTACGCCTTCAAGAGACACTAGGTCGTCTTTCATACGCTGTTCTTGCTTATCCATAGTGGATTCTATGCCAGTTAAGTCTTCTCGCAGCTCAATTTTAGCATCATGTACACTAGCGGATACACTAGCTAAGGATGATTTTATTGAATTAACTTGTTCGCTAATTATTTCATTAACTAAGCGGTCAGCTTCTTTAAGATTGTTAAACTGTTCACTAATAATTGCTAATTCACCCTCTACCATAACCATATGGTTAGTAATAAATGACAGATCAGGGGATACAAAGTTAGCTATTTTGCTTTCCATAGAAAGGTATCTCTGGTACGCTTCAAAACCACCCCATAAACCCCCAATAATCGTTCCGACTAAAGGAATTATGAGCAGTAATTTAGAACCACCAACCTTTATTCCTTTATACTCAACTTCTGCCATTATACTTTCCGATAAGATTTAGTTTTTTTAGCAATGCGTTTAGGTTGTTTGCTAAACTGCTTACCTTTTTTAGTATCTTCTCTTTTCTTACGGGTAGTTGCAGCATACTCACTGCTAGATAAAGATTTAATGGCACTAGACGGTAAATACCTCTCGCCAGTTTTACTAGAAGGTTTGCCACTTTTAGTTCGCCATTTCTGTTTAGTCCAAGATTTTAAACTCTGTTGACTAGGCTTTAGTGCCACTATGTGTACCCTCCGCCTTTAGCTTTATATTGTTTAGCCAGCATCTGGGCTTTACGCCCAGACCACTGACCAGGATTACCACCCTTGCTTCCTGATTTTATGCTGCTAAATAACCGTTTACGCATTGTTGGTTTAGTATAATTACCAGCCTTGTTTACCGTAGATTTCTTTTTAACAGCCATGTTTAGCTACCTATCTTTACTTGAGGTTAATGCCGCCAGTGTTTGCTGCTAGACCGTCAATGACATCGTGTAACAAGAAGGCTAGTGCTGCTGTAGTTGAAATACAAGTAATTTTAAAACTTGAACCTACAACTGCGTTAGCATCAAAACCTGCAGAATCATTTGCGTCTGAAATTCCTACGTTGTCACCGTCACCTTTTGGTACGCAACCAATAATTTTTTCTGATCCATTAGTAATAATGTCAATATCGTTACCTGCTGTTCCTAACATTACAAATGTATAAGTAGCACCCAAGCAATCAGCACAGGCTGGGAGTGATAGAGTTGCCGAAGCATCCATTGCAGGGAATGTTATGATAGACCCTGATTGTTCTGCTGTTAGTATAGTACCAGAAGTATATCCTGCTACTTGAGGGAGTACCTGTACTCGTGGTGTTCCGTCATCAAATGAAAATGTTGTTGGCATCTTTTCGACACCTTGATACATTGTAGTATTTGCCATTGTGTATATTCCTTATTTAATTTATTGGTTATATTGACTGTCCACGAGGGCATCCATCTTCACGTTAGAGCCTCCAAACATGATAAAAGAAGCGAAATTATTATCGCTTATTTGGGTATCAGGTACAATCAGATCAGAAAAAAATCCTGGTGTATCTTGAATTAATTTCTGGTCATTGAAAAACGTCTTAGAATTTCCTAGTACCTGCATTACAAGGAGGGTCTTGAGTTGGTTAGTAGAGTCGTACCGTCCTTTGTCCCCCATGTTCTTTACTATCTTACTTCCTGCCTTTTGTTTTTGGTCTTGTTTTTTTTGAGCCTTAGTTTGTTTAGGCTCTTCCTTCTTCTCTTCTTTTTTTGCAGCTACCTCTTCTTTTTCTTTAGGTTCTTCTTTAGCAGCTACTTTTACTTCAGGTTTCTTTTCTTCTTCCTTAGGTTCTTCTTTAGTCGGTTCTTCTTCTTTTGCTTCTGGTTCTTCCACTACCTTTGGCTCAGAAACCACTTCTTCGGGTTCAGGCTGAGACTCTTTAGTTTCCGCATCAGGTCCAGGCGTTTCGTTTTCAGATACAGCCTTAACTTCAGGAAGGTCAGTATTTTCCATATCGTTAGCCGCCACTTCAATGTCTTCAAGGGGCGGAGCATCAACTGTACTTGGTTCGACATTAACATCTGGCATATCCATTTCTAATTCTATGTCCATTTCAATGTTGCTTTCCATCGTAACTTCAACATTGGTAGGTGGACCTATATCAAAGTCCATGTCTATTTCTATATCGGGGATATCTAATTCTAACTCTATAGACTCGTATGAATCTCCCCCTGCCATATCATCATCAAAATTAGGTTGAATGTCAATATCCCCATTAGGGTTTTCTATAAAATCGTTATTATCAAATATGTCTTCAGCTATGTCTATTACTTCTTCGTCAAAACCACCAATAGATATAAAAGTCTCTATGGTTGTTATATGCTGCGTTACTATAGTGTTAACTATATTCCACAAAACATTTACGGTTACATCATCAAACACAGGTCCTATAGCTAGGTTTATGTCTCTGCCGCCTACTTCTACAATAATTGAAGTAAGACTTCCACCAAAATTAAAACCGCCAGTGTATTCAGCATATCCTGTTGCTACTCCGGCTGCGGATAATAAGTCTGTACCAGCAAATGCTGAAGTTGTACCGTCACGACCTGTAATGTGCATATATACTGAGTCTGCGCTATCTTGCTTATGCACTTTAATAGTGTAGTTTACTCTACCGCCTCTGTCTGACATATTTAAGTTCTGTACATCTATTGTCTGTATGAATGTTGTACCCATTCCAGCTACGCCCATTGTACTTGTACTCGAACCACTACCTGTGATCTCAGCACATTTATCAGTACCCAGGTCTCCACAGGTGGACCCAGTTGGCATCGAAGCTGGACCCTGCCCACCCCAGTCAACATCCATATCACCTTCTTTACCTGATGATACAAATCCATTA